TAAAGCTTTTATGAACCCCTGAGTCTCTGCCTTGTCAGTCACCATCTGAGTGAGCTTGCCAAGGGCAGGCATATTTTTGAAGTACCTACGCTTCAGCTTCTTGCCGTCTTGGCCTGTGATAGTAGAGAGCTTCTCTGCACCAGCTCCATACATCAAAGCGTAGAAGAAAGTCTTGGCTTGGTCTCGTGTGTCTAGACCAGCAGCTTTTTGGTTTGCAGTGTGAATGTCACCGTTCAATACCTCATCAGCAAAAGCCCCGTCATCTAGAGGCCACAAGTAATGAGCTAAGCAACGGGCTTCGATACCGCTGAGGTCCACGCCAACCTGCTTGGTGCTTCTCCCTCCCCCGAGGGAGCCAGGTCCAAACAGAGCTCGGCACTCCGGTCCCAGGACTGACCTGACAGCAGGAACCTGGGCCATGTTGGGGCTGACGTGGGCACAGCGGGCCGTAGCGCAACCAACAGTAATCACACTGCCGTGAATCCTGTTGTCACGCTGGACGAGTTTTAACCAAGCATTGTTGCCAGTGCTCAGTTGGCCCAATCGTTTTTGCAGCGTAAGGATCTCTACGAAATCCTCAGCTCCAGGGATCTTCGACAGAACTGTCTCATCGATCTTGGGTTTCCCCGTTTCGGTGAGTTCATCTGGCTTCCACCCCAGATGATTCTGTAACACCCAAGCGATGTGATCTCGTGAGTTGGGATTCAACTCTTTGAGACGGCACATAGTCGCCCCTTCCACATATCCTCTGGAAGAGTCTTTACGCCTTGGGGTGAAGAGCCCTCCGTCAACGAACGGGAACCGTTGTCTCAAGCGCTCGTTGAGAGTATTCAGTTGTCCATTGATCTCGGCTTCGAGCTCCAACGCCCCTTGAACGTCGAAGGCAAACCCAGATCTTTCCTGCAGGGCGATGAGACTTGCGAATCTCATCTCAAGGTCTACGGCACAAGGGATGCTTTCGGCCTTGGGTTGCAACCTGTGCCAAAGCTTAACATTTAGTTCAACATCGCTGATGCAACGCTCAGCTAACTCAGGGGTGAGCTTGCTGAAGTCAGTCAGATCAGTGTGTTGCTTGCTGTAGCCAAGGCGGTACCCATACGCCTCGAGGCTGTGTCTGCCGTACATCTGGATTGGCATATCAGGACGCTTCTTCTCGAAGTCCAGATCCAAGATGTTTGGGTACAGCATCCGACACAAGATCAACGTGTCGATGACTTTGCCTTTTGGTTTGAAGCTCGGATACACCTGCTGGATCGCAGGGATGTCGTACTGAATGATGTTGTGACCAACGAGAACCTCAGCGTTCTCAAGGATCTCCAGCCACTCCTTCGGGTTCCTATGCAGCTGCGTCTGGGTCTTTGAGTGGATTGCACAGCAGTGAATCGTAGTCACTTCCCTGGGGTTCAGGGCATCCGTCTCCACGTCGAACGTCACTGTCGATGTGGACTTCAAGTCTCCTGCTGTAGCAGAAGTCAAGGAAGTCTTCGAGCCGTGAGTACTCGAGTTGGTTGCAAGGGTCATTGGACTTGAAGAAGGACTGGAGATACCTCTTCCCCTTCTCAGTCACAGCAAGAGCCGTGACCTTGAGGGGATTCATTTCTTTGAGGTGAACGTCAAAAGTCGGTTTCAAAAGAATCATTGAACTCAGCAGACTTATTGGTAGAGCTGCTACCTTTTTGCTCCAACATTCTGCCGGTCTTTTCGTTGTAGGTCACAGTCCCGGCAACGCCACACCACCCGGTAAATCGGTTTTTGAGAACTCGGACAACTGTTCCGTTGCTGTCTTCAGCTTGTTGATCTCGTTCAAGACCAAGGCAGATGTCACTAAGCTGGCTGATGCTGTGACTACCGCGAAGCTGAGAAAGAGATGTTTGAGCACCGTTTTCATGACCTTTGTCTCCTGTAGGGCGGCGTAAGTGTGACACAAGTAGCATCCCGCAGCCAGTTTCTTCAACAAAACTACGGAGTTTCGTCATCGTTTGATCGATGGCTCGTCGCTCGTCACCTTGGTCCAGACCTGAGACAAGAATCGATAGGTGATCAAATACGATCCAGTTGCACCCGCAACCAGTAACCAAATGACGTATACGGTTAAGCAGAACGGTAGGGTCGAGAGAGCCAAAATGGTCGTAAAGGTAAAGCCTGCCCGTTCCAAGAGTTGCCTCAAAAGCGGTTGAGATTTGTTCATCGGTGTAAGGGCCGCGGTCGATGTGGACAGGATAATTAAGCTCCATACCAACAAAACGGCGAGCAGTTCGTCGAATATTCTCCTCAAGAGCGACATAACCCACCGTCTCTTGTTGCCTGACGAGTAGGTCATACGCCGTCTCAGCAACAAAAGTGCTTTTTCCAATGCCTGTACCAGCCGTGATAGTACAGAGCTCCCCTTTCCTGAGGCCATGGAGTTTGTCGTTTAGAAAACTGTAGGGGTACTCAGCACTCTCAACCTTGGGATCTTCGAGCACCATCTCCAGCAGCTTGCTGCCGCTGACAATGCCATCGGGTTCATACTCCGTGGCGGTCCACACCATCGTCATGATGGCTTTGCTATCGCCCGCTACAAGCGCCTCGTTGGCGTCTTTATAGCCCTCGATGGTGCCGATCTTCCCTCGACGTGGAGGAAGCAGTTGTACGGCCTTCTTGGCGGCTTTCTGGCCGTGGTCATCACCGTCAAAGCACAGGATGACCTCTTCAAACTTCAGAAGCCAATCGAGATTTGATCGAATGCACTTGTCTGCAGAGTCAGCACCATTCGGTAGCGACACACACGGCCACGTCTTCCTGACTGCTGCATAGGCCAAGCAGTCGTATTCACCCTCAAACACAACGAGCAGCTTGCCACCCCCGCTCCATTTCTCCTGCCCCAGGAAAGTATTGTCAGGGTTGGAACCGTGCTGAACAAATTGTTTGTTCGGTTTACGAATTTTGTAGCCCGTGAGCCGACGCTCCTTGTCGTAGATCGGCCAGTAGTACGCCTTGCTGTCCCCGTAGACACCTTGGAAATACCCGAACGCTTTGCAAGTCTCTTCAGGAATCTTGCGGCTTGGAACTGCCTTGTAGGTGCCAAGGATCGGATCGATCTCTTGATGGGTCTGTACTTCATTGAGAGGCATTTGAAACGAGGTGGAAAGGTGGTGAGTGCAACCAGGGGTGAAGCAGTGCTGTCCCCCGTCGTCGTAAAGAGCAACGTTGTCCCGTGATCCGCAGCGTGGGCAGCTCAACCTGCCAACAACGCGAGACATAAAAAGACCTCCAAGGGTGAAGAGCATCCCCTGGAGGTCGGTGTCCTTTTCCTCGCCCGCGAACTATAACAGAGTCCAGTCGCGTGGCAAGCAAGGTCCCTCACACCAGGGCACGTTGTACTTGTCGCACCAATCGGCATAGGAGCTTTTCCCGCCCTTGGTGAGCTTTTGATGTGGCTTCTGGAGGACCATCCGAATGTCCACATCAGGGTGCTGCTCCTTGAACAGCTTGATCAGCCTGCGGTCCTCTTGGTCGAAGTAGCCCTTGACCTCAAGAACCGTTCCGTTTCCCAGAACGAAATCAGGGGTGTAGCTGCGAGGGATCACAAGGTTGTACTTGCGTTGCTCATACTCCCAGTACACCCCGTTCTCTGTGAGGTCGTCGGCTACTTGACCTTCAAAGCCTGAGCGAAACCCGTCAGCTCGGCGTTTGCCGTACTTGTGGAATCGCTTGGCCATTACATCAGAAGTCGGGATCTTCGGACGTGATAGTAGCAAGCTCCTTCACATTTGGCTTGGCTTGCTTGAAGCCACTCCGCTTGCTGAACGCAGCAGTGATGTCGAAGTCACCGCTGTCACGACCAGCAGAGGTCACAGCCTCAACGATCTGGATGCCCTTGGGACACAGACGAATACCACCACGCATTGACTTACGAGGGTGGAACACAACCTGAGCAGCAACGATGACCTGAGTGCCCTCCATCAGGATCAGATCCTTGCTGATGGGGATCAGCTCACTGTCCACCACAGGGAACGGGAACTCCCCATACACAGGCTTTGCAGTGAACTTGATGACTGCACTGCCGTCTTCGTTCAGCTCAAACGGAGGATCAAAGAAGTTCTTCTTGCCGGTCTCACTGCGATACCAATCACAGGCACGGTCGTACTCAGCAGAGATCACATCAACGATCTCACTTGCGTCTTGCACCAAGACTTTGAGACGGTAATCAGCAGGCTCACCCTGGTACGTCGGGTTGTCAAAGAAACTAGGAACCCAGCCAGTGATTGCACCACTGACCTGGACTTGCTTCATCAGCATTGGCTTTGCGTCAAAGGACTCACAGAAAGTACTGAGATGCTTACGGTCGTGAAGGGGCTTTGGGACAGCTTTTAAAGTGGTCCTTAAGAACAACATCAAAGAAAACCCCTAAGTACCTTTTAAAAGTTCTTTTAAAGGGTTCTTTGTGGTTGTCATTAAGGATCTCTCAATGACTCAGCAAAGAATTTCTCCTGAAGATCAGGAACGAATTGTTACAGATGCTGACGCAACTGACGATGACTTCTTTGATCCTGAACACTTCTACCTACACTCTGAGCCAGAGTTCTGGCCTCCTAACGATGAACAACGAGATTGATGAGACTCTGTGTATCTCCACAGATCACATCATTGAGGAGTATGAGTACGCTCGTACTGAGTACAAAGGTTCTTTCCGTGACTCAGAACGAGACTTCTGGGATGGCTACATGACGGCTATCGAAAAGCTCTGTTCAGATGTTGTGCTTGATCTGAATGAGCAATAGAGAGCGTATCGCCCTTGAGTTGTTCTACGTCACAACAAATGCTTTCATCATCGCAGGTGTCATCAGGCACTGGCACAGCTAACTACACCGACGAAGAACTCACAGCAATGTGTGATCAAGCTCTTCGTGATGAGATCATCAAAGCTTGTGCGTGTGCGTATTGGGAGAACGAGAGGTTTGCAAACTCTCTGATCGATGCTCCAGAGCGCCTACAAGCTGTGTTCGATGTGATCCTGGGGTACACCCGTATGTTTGGGGTTGAAGAGGTCTTAGAGAGGCTTGTAGAGCCTAGTCAGGCTCCTCGTACAGAGGCTCAAGCTCTCCGTACTGGTTCATCAGCCAGCACTCACCATCCCTGATCTTTTGGTAATCAGCTTCAAGCAAATCAGCAAAAGCACCCACCAATGATTGGCACATCCCTGCTTCTAACACTGCTTTGTGCAGTTGGCTTTGAGCCTCAGCAACAGCAACAACTGATTCCAGTGGAGCTTCGTCTTCCTCTTCGTTCTCTAGGAAGTCAAGAGCGTTATTGGCTCGAACCTGCAGTACCCGCATCCTTGCCATCAGCAGAGGAATGTATTGACTGGCCACTTGCTTGAGTGGTCCGTAGAACTTCTCCTTGGCGTTGGCTGGTGCCATGATGGGCATTACCCTTGCTTCATCAAATTTAATCGAACTTAACTTTTCCAGCCCGGGGCGCGTGATAGTACTTTCCGATCCAGGCCCAGCTGCAATTGAGAGTCGTTATCAATAAGCTTGTTGCTATTGAGAGTCGTTATCAATAAGGCTCTATGCGCATAGACGCATAACCTAGTTGCTATTGACTCTCGTTCTCAATAAGAGAAGACATAAAAAAGACCCCCAATGTAGGAGGTCTTTCTTTATATCTAACGGAGCAGAACTCCTATAACAAAGAGAGAGAACAACACAACACAGACTATTGTTTGTGGGTCTAGTTTCAAAATTCTCCCTGAGTCAAATTGTATAAATACAAGCCAAGCCAAGACATAGCTTGATTAACGAAAGCAGTCTTTAAATCATCAGGATCTTCAATCGTATGCATTTGTACGGCTTCAAGTCTTGTTTCATCAACCGATCCGCAGTAATCATCCAACCAGTGCAGCACTGATTCCTCATTGCGATCGTAGAAATCTATGAGATCTTTTGTGTAGCACATATCAATATTTACGAAATCTGAGCGGTCATAATTACAAAGATCTTCTTTGCAATCGTTATATCTTTCGACAAACCAAGCCACGCAATCGTCGTCAGTGTCCCACTCTTCACGCTCTAAAAGATACGTGAGCGAATCATATTCGCATTGTTCCCACTCTCTTTTGCAGAGATCTCTGTAGATATCTTTGGCGTTATCGCTGAGAGTTTCCCAGCACAAACCAGGAGCAGGCTTAAAGTTCTTCAGAGCTTTACACATTCTGATGTAGCCATCAGAGAACTGCCCTGAGTGATGCTCACTCCAGAAGAGAAAGTGCGCTTCTTTAATATCGAAGCGGTCGAACGTTGCAGCGGTCATGATAGTTCTTCGGTAGTGTTTGAAGGTTCCCAATGAGTCCAGCCCTTGGGTAGTTGTTCTAGTTCTTCCTGCTCTTCATCCCACGCAATCTCTTGAGCCAGAGCCCAATCAGCGTAGGCATGGAACGCAGAGTCTTCTCGTTGTCCGTTATTCATTGGTTTGAAAGAAAGCAAACAGCAGAGACAGCAGCGAACAGAACACACAGCCATAGGTTTGTCGTGCTCACTGCCAGAACACAAGACAAAAGGGCGATTAGTAGCAGCATTAGTAGAGCTCCCTAGGATCGATCTCAAACCCATCCCGATCAACAGGAAGGAACCCAAGGCCCTTGATTGTTCCCACTGATCCAGCTGTAAGCGTCTTGGATTGTGTGAGCTGACAGAACAGGATCGCTTCCTGATCCACCGGATAGGCCCTAGTGCGGCCGTAGTGACTTTCCAGCTTGTAAGTAATTTGTTTCATTGGTAGTAGGTCGAAAGGATCAAAGAAAGGGCCAGCCGAAGCCAGCCCTGAGGTTGTTAGCGGATGAACAGCAGAACCAGGAGAGCGGAGACGATGAACCACAGAGTGGCTCTTTCATCCCGTAACCGTTGCAGCTGCTCCGCTTGGGTATCGATCAGCTCGCAAGAGGCATCAATGATGGCCTCTTTGCTGGATCGAGCGGTGATGTGCATTTGTCTAGGGT